TTACAAGCAGCATTATATTTAGAACTGTTTAATGCTTTTGAATTTAAATATGTTGTTGTTGACAAAAGAACACAAGAAGTTAAGTTTTTTGAATTTACTAATGATTTTATACAAAGTGGATATGAAAAATTAAATATAGCTACTGAAAATTATAAAAAGTATTTAGAAAATAAAGAATTCTACGATTTAGGTTTATGAGTGAAAAAGAACAATGTAAATTATTAGAGCGAGTTGCTTATAAAAGTTGTTTAGATAGTTTTTTAAACAATAAAGATAAAGAAGATATAATACAATACAAAAATCAATTAATAAAAGAAGGAAAGTATTGTCAATCAAATGGAGTAGAAAAAGCATTAGAATTAATAAAAATATACGAAGACTTAGATCTTAATGCCTAAAATAAAAAAGACTGTATCTTTAAAGAATTTAAACTATAAAGCACAAGCATACTGTTTTAAAAAAGGTTTTATTATTTATCCAGTAGTTTACTACAATAAATTTAAAGTATGGTATGAGTTTGCTGGTAAAGGTAAATACTACGATAATGGAAAGGAATTTAATAATCAAGAATCTTTTCAAGCTATTTGGGATTTGTACACAAAAATCTACAAACATGATAAAAAGAAAAATAAATGAACTTAGTAAGATACGAGCTTAAAGTAGGTTTTTTTAAAGGATTATTATTTGGAATAAGGCATTATACTTTTAATGATATTGAAATGTATGAAGAAGATATAGTATTATACATTGGTATCTTTCAAATAATAGTAACTAAAATATACGAGAAATAATGAATACAAGAGAAAAATGGGCAGAGATGCAAGAAGAACAAGATAGTATTGTTAAATCAGTTGTAAGTTCATATAGAGAACGTTCTAGGATAGGTATTAATAAATACAATAATACTATGGATAGAAATGATTTAAGTACCTTAGAGTGGCTACAACACCTACAAGAAGAATTAATGGATGCAACATTATATATTGAAAAACTAAAAAAAACATTATGTACAAAAAAAAATTAATACAGAAACTACAACAACTAATTGACAAATTACCAGCTTGCATTAGAAGGCAAGAAGCAATGGACGACTTAATAGATTTAAAGTTAAGCAAATCAGATTATCATTATATGTCATTAAAAAACAAATACAAAGAATTATAATTGTATTTTGTTAAATGTTAAAAAAGTATTAACATAGTTGTTAATTAAATAATTTATTTTATATTTGATTATTATTAATTAAAACAACAATAAAATGGGATTAATACATTCAAATTTATTAATTGAAGATTCAATTAAAGCAGTTAAAGAAAGATTAAAAACAACTTTAGGAAATATTAAGTTTCAAGATGGTCAAGTATTTTGTGATGATATAGAAAAATTAGAGCATTGCATAATGGCTTTAGAAAATTTAGAAAACAAAGAAGATGTAGAAGATGAAAGTATTTATGAATTGACTGAAGGAGAAGCACAAGAATATGCTTACTATACTGCATATTGGGAAGAATAATAATTAACAATTTAAATATTTTAAAAAACAAAACAAGATGAAAAAATTACAAACTTTAGTATTGATTTTAGCACCAAGCTACTTTATAGCAAGAATGTTATTAGGTTTAATCTTTAACGTATAATTATGAAGAAGATGCTTACAAGATTCGGAGAGTTCGTATTTGTACTACTTATGATTATGATAGTTGCTTATATGTGCTTATGGTTTATATCAATGATATTAATATTATTTAACAGTTAAAAACAAAACAAATGGAAAAACAAAACAACTTAACACTAGAAACTTTAGAAACATTAGAATTAATTAAAATCTATGCTAAAAATAGTGATAATTGGTGGCTTGAAAATAAAATAGAAATTTTAGAAGTACAAATAATGATTGAGAAAAACAACTCACAAACAGAAGTGTATAAAAAACTAAATGATGGAATTAATTAAACTAATAAAAACAATTGAGCCAGAGTACCACAATAGAGATTTTTGTATAAACTCATTACCAAATGAAGTAACTTTAATTTCAGATACTGAACAATACTTAATAGAAGTAAGTTTAAAGAATGAGATATTAGAAACTAATTTCTATCAAGGAGAAGAAATATACAAAGCATCAAATGATGAGATAGATTTCATCTATAACTATCTTGAACAACTATTAGCAGACAAGATAGAAGAAACAAAACAATACTACAACGAACAAAACTACAATTACCAAACATGGAGTTAACACAAAAGAATTTAGAAAAGATTAGTGGCGCAATAATAACATCATTTGTAAACCAACATTTTTTAGAAGAAGCAATGCATACTGGTTTATTTAGACATAGACTAAAGAATAATATAAATAGAACTATAAAAGAACTAATGCATATAGAATCTGAATATTATAATAAGATTGAAGATGTAGATGATAAAGGTTTAGGAGATAAACTTATTGCAAACAAATTAGAGTTTGTTAAATGGGTGTTAAATGAATTTGACTTTAATGATTTCTGTAAAATACAGGAAATATGTAAAGCATACACGTTAGACAAAGAAACACTAACAAAAACATCAGATAAAATATTAACTTTTAATGGAGTAGCTAAAGATGAGATATAATTATAATAGAATAGCAGCAGATGAATTAGCAAATGATTTTTGTGAAATAACAAAATTAGATATACTTGACAAATCTAGATCAAATGATAAAGCATACTTTAGAGCATTACTATATAAAATATTAAATGAACTAAATGGTATGAATGATAGAATGATATCAGACTGGTTTGCAGAAAAAGGAATATCAAGAAACAGGTCAAGTATTTTTCATGCTTTAAAAAAGATAGATTTATATTATGATAATTTTACAAGATTTAGGAATGTATATGATATTTATTTTAATGATAAAAAAGAAGAAACAATAAAGAAAGAACGGGCTAAACTAGAACGTTTAAAGAACAGAACTAAATCAATTAAACAAGTTATATTAAACAAAAAAAAGGATGCACTAGAGTTATTAATAGACACTGTGCCTGATAAAAGAAGAGATGAAATATACGAAATGGTAAATATGCGAATAAAATCTTGGGAATGGAAGTCAAGAGATAAGTGTGAAATAATAGAAAGCAGTACATCAATGGAAGGAATGCATTGGTAGTTATTTAAAATCATTATAAATTACAAAACTAACTATATAAATCTTTTAAATTGTCATTCTAGAATTATTATATAATTATATTTTTATTTAGTAAACAATTATTTTTCTATATGATTAATATATAAAATAGTATTAACAAAATAATAATTAGATGTTGAAGCAGTAGCTATACACTTTTCTTAGTGTTAATATCTTTTATTTTTTATATTTAAATATATTTTTTATTTTTAGAAAAACAGTAATACATGTTAGAAAAAGTATTTGAGTCCCATAATAAGTGGATAAATACAACATTAAAATTTGGATGCAATAGAGAAGAGGCAGAAGATATTGTCTCTCAAATGTATCTTATTATAGGTACTATGCTTAAAAAAGGATTAGATATATCTTACGGCGACGAAGTAAACTACTATTATATTTATAGAACATTAAGAACTTCTTTTTTACAATTAAAGAATAAACAAAAAAAAGAAAACAAAATACCAATTGACTTAGTTGTAGATCTAAGTAGTGGAGAATATATAGACTTTGAATCAGCAAATGACTTAATTGAACAAGAAATTAAAAAACTACATTGGTATGATAAAAAAGTATATAACCTTATACAAAGTGGAGATTCAATAACTGAACTATCAAACAAAACAAATATTACATACCATTCTTTATATAACACATATAGAAAAGTAAAACACAAATTAAAAGAAAAATTAAAAGAATGAAACTAGGAGACTTTATAGAGCGCATTACATATTATACTGGTATCAAATGGATATGGAAAAAATTATATCCAAATTGTAAATGTAAAGAAAGACAAGAACAATTAAATGATATTCAACTATGGTAGAAGATAAAATTATTTGGCAAGGTGTAAAACAAAGAACAACATCAACGATGTCAAATGAAGATTTTAAAATAATGTGTAAACTACATTCAAAGTATTTTAATCATAAATATAGTGAACCTTGTACTTGTAATAAGAAAATGTTAAGAAACTGGATTCAACAACTTGACGAAAAGTTATTATAAAACTAATCAATAAATAAATTTAAAGCCTAGCAGTAAAATGTTAGGTTTTTTTTATTATATAATTATATGAATAATCAAATTATTTCAAATGTCAGAAAATAAAAGAGGAGGAAAAAGAGAAGGAGCAGGTAGAAAATCTAAGTCAGAAGAAATGAAATTAGTTGAAATGCTTAATAAACATATTGACAAAGATGAAGCTATCATAAAATTAAAAGGAATGATTGATGAAGGTGATTTTAAAGCAATACAATTATACATGAACTACATGTATGGTAAACCAAAAGAAACTAAGGACATTTCTATAACATCTGAGCAACCTTTATTTGATCTTTAATGTTTCAAACAACTACTGCTATAAAGAAGCTACACGCGCTTAAAAAGCGTAAAAAAGTAATTCAAGGTGGTACATCAGCTGGTAAGACATTTGGTATTATACCAATACTTATCGATAGATGCATAAGAACACCAGGTCTTGAAACAAGTGTAGTATCTGAATCTATACCTCATTTACGTAGAGGTGCTATGAAAGATTTCTTAAAAATAATGATGGTAACAAATAGATTTAGAGATAATCAATGGAACAGATCATCTTTAAAGTACACATTTACAAATGGTAGTTATATAGAATTTTTTAGCGTTGAACAACCAGATAAATTAAGAGGTGCAAGAAGAAGTGTATTGTATATAAATGAAGCAAACAATGTACCTTTTGAAGCATACACACAATTAAGCATAAGAACATCTGGAGATATATGGATTGACTTTAATCCAACTGCAAACTTTTGGGCACATAAAGAAGTTGTGGGCAACGATGATGCAGACTTTATTACACTAACATATAAAGACAATGAAGCATTACCAGAAACTATTGTAAAAGATATAGAAGCTGCGAGAGATAAAGCAAAGACAAGTACTTATTGGAGCAACTGGTGGAAAGTATATGGTCTTGGACAAATAGGAAGTTTAGATGGTGTATGTATTCCAGACTGGAAAGAGATTAAACAACTACCAACAGAAGCAAGGTTATTATGTTACGGAATGGACTTTGGTTATACAAATGACCCAACAACATTAATTGGTTTATACAAATACAATAATACTTATATTTTAGATGAGGTTATACATCAAACTAAATTACTAAACGTAGATATATCAAACATACTTAAACAACTTAATATAAATGATATAATATATGCAGATTCAGCAGAACCAAAATCAATTGCAGAATTAAGAACATACAGACATAAAGTAATGCCAGTTAAAAAAGGTAAAGATTCAATTGTATATGGTATCAACTTAATAAATCAAAATGATATCTATGTAACCTCAACAAGTAAAAACCTAATTAAAGAATTACAGAGTTATAGTTGGATGAAAGATAGAGAAGGTAACACAATTAATAAACCAATTGATGCTTTTAATCATTGTATTGATGCAGCACGTTATGCCATTACATCACAGTTAAGTAGTCCAAACAAAGGTAAATACAATATAAGATAATGAGTAACGAGGAAATGATCTCTACTATTCAATGCTTTATACATCACAAAACAAATAAGCAAATAAGAATATTGAAACCAAAAACACCAAACCAGTTTTTATTACTTACAAGTCTATATGAAAAATGTATAGGCTTTTTTATAAGACATTAATATAATAGTATTATATATATATGAAGATTGAAATAAACGTACCAACATCATTAAGTGAAGTTACATTAGGACAATATCAAAAGTTCTTAAAGATAGCAGAAGATAATCCAGAAGGTAATTTCTTAAATGCTAAAATGATAGAAATATTTTGTGGAATACCTTTAAGTGATAGCTACAAATTAAAGATGAGTAGTGTTATTGCTATTATAGATATACTTAATGAATTGTTAAGTCAAACACCAAAAAGAGTAGAACAGTTTACAATGAATGGTGTTCAGTATGGATTTATACCAGACTTAGACGAAATGAGTTTAGGAGAATATGTAGATTTAGATGGTAGTGCAAGTGATTGGAATAATATGCACATTGCAATGAATGTATTATACAGAAAAATAAAAATAAAGAAATCTGGTAAATATAATATAGTTGATTACAATGTAGAGAATCCAGAGAAGATGAAAGATATGCCTTTAGATGCAGCAATTGGTTCTTTGTTTTTTTTTTACAATTTAGGAATGGAACTGTCGAAGCATACGATACTCTCTTCCAGCAATCAAGCAGAGATGGAGGCTTATCAAGATCAGCTAATTTCGCAAACAAATGGGGATGGTATCAGTCAATTTATGGTCTCGCTAACGGAGATATTACAAGATTTGAAGATATCACTAAATTAAATATTCATCAATGCTTTACAATGTTATCATTTATGAAAGAAAAAGCAGAG